TCATGCCTTGGGCCTTGGCAGAAGCGCGTCCCTTGGCGTTCAGACCGCCCTTGGGGTTCTGCCCTTCCTTGCGGGTCCACGCAGGCGACTTAGCCATCTCACGCCCACATCCTGCTCGGCGTTGCCGGAAACACGCGAAAAGCCTCCAGCTTCGGGGCCTCGTCGGTGTGGCGCACGTTGACATGCCAGCCATCAAGCGGAGCCATCTCATCCACCGCTTCGCCGCTCTCGTCCTCAGCAGGCAGCACGTTGCCCGTGGGCTTGAAGATCGTGCCGATGACATCCACCGCCGCGTACTTGGGCACCAGCACTGTCTCCACGATGTCACCATCGACGTTGGTCTGCTCGGTGAACAGCGCCGCGTTGGCCTCGGCTTCGGTGTCGAAACGTAGGAAAAAGTCAAAGTACATGGGCACCTCGTTGAATGGGTCGAAGGGGTCGGGGGTCATGCTGTTATGCTGCGCGACTGGCCGCGCATGATTCGTGACACTTGAGAAGTGCCAACACCAAAACGCTGCGCCAACGCCCGCTGAGTCATAACGCCACGCAAAGCACGCATCTCAAGCACCTGCTCATCGCTCAGCACTGCGTTGGGGTTGCTCTGGTTTGGCATGGGTTTGATGACGCGGCGGTCTTTTTGGATCATGTCCTGCACGTTGTCTTTTGCCGTGCCAGCAAACAAGTGCTCCTGATTCACGCAACGCGGGTTATCACACCGATGGCAGACATACATGCCGTATGGCACAGGCCCAAACTTCTCCTCGTAGGCATATCGATGCGCAAGGATGTTCTGCCGCGTACCGGCGACTTTGAACAGGCCGTATCCTGCCTTTAGGCTGGCACCAAGCCACTCAATGCAGCCGTTTCCGGCTGCGGTGGTTTTGCTCCAAAAGCGCGGGTTCATGATGTGATGGTCTGAAGTTCTGCGTTTGAAAGCCTTCTCGGATAGAAGGTTACTCGTCTAAGCCAACCATTTAGCGGAGTAGACCCAGGACCATCTCCAAGAACCAGTCGGGTAATTGTTGGAAGCGTTGCAACAGGTGTAATACCTGTCATCAGCGTCCCATTCACAACACCTGATTGATCTGATACAGCATACGCAGCCGCCTGCTTATTAATGCCGGTTAGAGTTCCAACGGTTGCTGTACCAGTGAAATTGCCGCCAGAAGAAACAAACCTGAAATCACCTACGATTCCACCTGATTGCCTTCGCAACTGCATCCGATTACTGAGTGTCGTGTCGTCTAGGCTAACTAAAGCTGCGGGGGTCGCTGGGTTGATTCCCGTTGCGAGTTGCCCTTCAACGTACAAAGTACCCGACGCGCTATTAAACCAAGGCGACAACGTATTCACACTCGCCACATCGGCTGCACGGGTCAGCGCGGTGGTGGTGGTGGGGATGTAGCTGGTGGGGAAGGCTCCGGCTTCGAGTTGAGCACCCCAGACATAGGCAGTTGTTCCTGTCTGAGCAGTGCTAATTAAGCCACCAACTCTCATGTCCCACGCTGTATTGTTACCGCTTGCTACTACGCAAGTGATTCTGTACCAGCCATTTCCGCAGTTTTGCGCAGAGAAAACACCTGCTCCATTTACTCCAGAAAATGTTGCACTTGAGAAAATAAAATCGGCGTAAGTGTCAACGGATGTGCCACCACTAAAAAATAAACGGAAGGTTAGTCCGTTTATATTTCCAGCTTTAACAAACACAGACGCAGCGTATGTAGTCGATACAACTGCCGTGCCGGCCTGTTGCACTCTGTTAGTGCCAAGTGATGGCGTAGTCAACAGATCGGCAGTTAGCGTTCCTGCCGGTGAGGTCAGTTGGTTTGTAGTGATTGTGGCCGTACCCGCCACAGTCCAAGTCGTTGCAAAATCCTCGCTTTGCAAGCAAAGATTCGTCCTCGACTCCTCAATCAGCAGCCCCTGAGCCGCCAGCGTGCTGGGGTTGTAGTCCAGGCGTGGGGCGTCAATGGCTGCGCTCTGCAGGGTGCCCGTGCTGTCGAAGTACGTGGCCGTGCTGGCACGGGTGAAGGTGATGATGTCGCTGAAGTTCTTGTTGACGAGGCCCACGTTGGTCTCCCAAATGGTGTATTGAGCCGCTACCTGATACTGCGGGGTGATAAAGTTGGTGTTCAGCGTGTACCCGTTAGGGTCATTCGTGTCTGTCACCGTACCCGCAAACGACAAGTCAAGCGTCGGGCCAAGTTGACTAAAGGCGTTGTACCCCCCACCGAAGAACCTGAACCGCGAAGTCGAGCGCGTCAGCGGATACATCTCAGTACCCTTCACCCGCCATGATGTGCAGTGAACTGCTGCCAGATGCGGTGATGTAGGCCACCACGTTCTGATCCTGCGCCTTGCTGATTGACACCTGAGTGCTGGGAAGCACAGGGTAGTCGGCGGTTGTGGCCGTTGCCGAGCCCTCGCCAACGCGCACGTAGGCCACCACCGTCGAACTCAGGTTCGTGATGACCAGCGCCTTGCTGCCGAATCCGACAGTGCTGGATGCCGAGGTGCTGGTCGGGGCCACGGTGACGCCGCTGCCATAGGCCGGATTGAATGATGCTTGTACTGACATGATGCCCTCGTCAGGAAATGCGATACCAGGAGTTGGTCGCTGCGTAGCGCCGCAACCGGAAGAAAGCATTGGCCGCCAGCGTGGTAGGCGCACCAAACGCCGCAGTCGCGCCGTTCAGGCCCACGGAAAACGTGGTGATGATCTGCGTGGTCGTCACCAGAATCTCGGTGCCATCGGGCGTCGAGGTATTCAGTGGCAGCGTCACGGTGCCGGCGGCCAGCGTGCCGGCAGGTTGCAGCAGAATCCACTGCTGCTCGGCGACAGGCGTGGGCGCTGCGATGTTGAAGCCCGTTGTCGGCACATACAGATTCACCGCCATCGTGGGCGATGCGAACTGCTGCTGGAAGTAAGACAGCAGGGCCGACATCGGCAAGCGCCGAGCGTCGCCGTTGTTCGGGCTGTAGACCGGCAACTGGTCGCCTGCGGAAACCTGCGACAGCAGCGGAAGTTGATTGATCGTCGGCATGTGCGCCTCTCAGTCGAAGTCGAGTCGGCCGTCACGGCCTGCAAGGATGGGCTCTTCCGGGTCGTCCATGAACGGATCGTCGTAGGCCTTGGCGCCGGCGCCACGCGGCATGGACGCGGGAAGCTGCATCTCCATCGGCATGGCCGCCCGAGACAGCAGCGTGTCATAGGTGCGCTTGGCCGTGATCTTGGTGTCAGGCGATACGGCTTTGCCGTAGCTGGGCGCCAGCTTGACGCCGAGGTTCGTGATGATCGCCTCGTAGGCGGCGTCAGGCACGTTGGTCTCTTCGTTCAGGTTCGTGTCCTGCGGCGAGTTCGGCAGCGGATAGCCCACGCGGATGCCGACTGCGTTCCATGACGCCATCTGCGAGTCCAGCCGGCGCACGGCGCTCTCGATCTGCGGCGGCGTCAAGTCAAAGACGTAGGACGCCAGGCCGATCTCCTCGAACGCTGCCTCAACAAACTGGCGCTTGGAGTAGCCCATGTCGATCTCAGATCGGCTCGTCGGCAGACGGTGCAGGCTGCATGGCCGCGGTGATCTTGGCCATCAGCGTCTCGTCGCCCCAGCGGCGGTCAACCTTGATGCCCAGCAGCGCGGCCTGCTGCTCCATCTCTGTGCGAGTAGGCGGTGCGTCGTCTGCGGGCGCGGGCTCAGGCTCGGGGGCCGGCTCGGGCGCGACTGCCTCGGCTTCAGGCTCCAGGCCCAGCGCGGCCAGGAACGACACATGCCACCCGTCAGCGATGGCCGCACCGAGGTCTTCAGCGGCCACGCCCTTGATGTCGTAGGTCTTCCGAGGCGGTCCCCAGTGCGGACCCGGGCTGCGGTAAACGGCAATGAAGTCGTCGCTCATTTCTTTCCTTTGGGCTTTGCGGTCTTGGCCGACTCGCGGAATGCGGCAGCACTCGGCGCACCCTTGGCGCCTGGCTTGCGCATCTTCTCGCCGCTGCCCGCGGCAATGCGCTCGCGCTTGGCGTTGATGTTGGCGTACAGGCCAGCCGGCTTCTTCACTTCTTTCCCTTCGGCGCAGGGCCTGGACCCTTGCTAGGCTTGCCTGCCTTCATGGCAGCGGTGCGTGCCGTGCTCAGGGCGATGGCCACAGCCTGCTTCTGTGGCTTGCCGGCCTTCATCTCCTTGGAGACATTCGAGGAGATCGACTTCTGCGAATATCCCTTCTTTAACGGCATGGTGCGCTCCAGATGTGAAAACGCGGGCGGCGGCCAGGAACCCCTAACCCTAACCGCCCGCGTTGAAGTCTACCAGCGATCAGGACGCGATACGGTAGATCGTGTAGGTTGCAGCAGCGGTCTTGCGAGCCCGGAAGAATCCGGAGCTGCTGGCCGCAACCACCATGTTACCCACCAGCGTGCAACCCGCCACGCCACCGCCCACCGAGATGGTGAAACTGTTGGCGCCGCCCGTGTTGATCACCGAGAAGTCCACACTGTCGTTGATGGCCAGCGTGGTGCCCGCGTCCAGCACGGTGCCGGTCGGGGGCGTGGCCGTCACGGCTGCGGCGGTGGTGGAAGTCACGATGCCGCCCAGGATCATCGCTGCGGTCAGGTCGCCCGTGGCGTTCAGCGCGATGGGATCGTTCTGGAGGTTCCAGTCGCCATCGTTGGAAACGTGCGGCGAGGTGCCCACCTCGAAGAACACGGGGAAATCGCCGGCTTCCACGATGATCGTGGCGCCGTTGGCGAAGGCGCCAGAGGTGTAGGTGGTGTTCACCACAGTCTGCAACAGGCTGTTGGTGGTCGGGTAGTTCGGGAAGCCGACAACCTGAGACACGGTGGCCGTGCCTTGGGTCTGGACGACGATGCGCTGGTTGGCCGTCAGCGTGACGGTGGCGTTGCCTTGGGGTTGTACGGTCGAGTAGGCCATGATGTGTGTTCCTTGTTCGTTTGCGATGCGGGCCGGTGTTACCCGGCCCGCGCTCGATCAGGTCTGCGAGAACATGATGATGCCGGACATCTGCGGCTGCTTGTTGACCACGCCGTAAAGCGTGTCCATCCGGTACTTGGTCTTCATCGTGTTGATGTCGTACTGCTTCGTCATCACCAGCTCGATTCCCTGGTCGGTGGAAGCACGCATCACGGCAGCGCCTGCGTCGGTCGGCACAGCGTAGCGGCCCGGCAGGATTTCGAGGGCGTCCTTCTGCCAGAACGGGTTCATGTTGCCGGCCACAGTGTTCAGAAACACGACAGGCGACGTCGCGGAAGGCGTCGGAATCGTCACGTTCTGATACTGGAACTCGGCGTCCGTGCCGCCCTGGCCGCTCACGATGGCGGGGGTGATCACCAGCGTGGTGCCGCCAGCGGGGACGCTGATGACACGGAAGGTCTTCAGCACGCCAGTGGACTGCTTGGTGATGTGATGCACAGCAAACACGCCGCCGATGGTGAACGAGTCACCCACGGCCACGTTGGCGCTGGACGACACCGTGATCGTTTGGAAGCGGTTGTCAACGTTGCTGGTCTCACCCGTGGCCGCCGTGGTGGTGGACTTGGGAACCCAGTAGTTACCGGCAGCCGCCAGCGTGGACACCTGGATGCCAGCACCGCCCGCGGCAGCGGCCTTGCGCACCGCGTAGTCCAGCTTGTACGTCTCGAACGACGCCACGCGGCCCACATAGGCGCGGCGCAGGGCGCTGTCGGAGATGTCGTTGCCGAATGAACGGGTGTTCTTGGCCAGGTCAGAGGCCATGCCGTTGTAGTCGCGAGTGGACAGAGCCAGGTAGCGGTCCGTGTCCATCACGCCCTGCTCGTTCATCACGGCTTCGATCTCAGCCACATCGTCAAAGCCAGAGGCCGCGGCGTTGCGCTTGACAACCAGAGAACCCTGCTGCGCGGCCACGTTCATGATGGCCACGTTGATGTCGGACGCCAGCTTCTGTTTGGCCGAATCGCCCAGACGCTGCTCTTGCAGAGCGTCGCGCAGTTCGGTGGCTGTCATGATCCAGGGCACGGAACGGCTGAAGCCGATGGTGGCCGGGACGGTCAACTGGGTGTAGTCGTCGAAGTTGTTCGACATATCGGTGCCGCTGTAGCTCACCGAGATGTAGGGCTGCGGACGCCAGATGACGTTGTTGGTGCGCTCCATCATCGTCTGATCCGTGTTGTAGATCGCGACGTTGCGAGACAGAACGAGGGCGTCCTGGAAACCTTCCAGGATGTTTTCGAACGCGATGCGCTCTTCTTTCGAGAATGCGTTGGCCATGATGGGCTCCGAGATGAGTGAGATATTGCGGACTGCTCCGCGCCTGCTTACTCACCCCGTTGGAGCCGGGCGGCCGCTCTGCGTCTTGTCACTGCCGATTTTGGGCTGGCGAAACCCGAATGGCGCCGAATGTACCACATCCGGCGCGGCGGTCAACGGGCTGTTTTTGCCCTCAGTTGCTGCTTGTACCGGATCACCTTGGTCATGTCCCCGGTGCGCGCCGCCTCCTCTCGCAGCCGGTCCAGTGTGCTGTCTGACGTACCGCTGACAGGCGCGGTGCCTGCCGGCAAACTGCGCTCAGGCGCGGGCGGCTTGGTGCGGGGGGTGACTTTCAACTGTGCCTCCAGTTTCGCAACGGCGAAGGCGAACTTCACCGGGTCAGTGATTGCGGCCAGTTCCTTGGCCTTCTTGGGGTTCTTGCCCAGCGCGTAGACCACCAACGCGGGGTTCTCCGCGCCTTGCAGCACCACGCCCTGCTGTGTGACGTTCAGGGCCTGCTGCACCGTGTGCTCGGCGTCGTCGAAGTCGCGCACCTTCAGGTCGGCCTTGGCCTTGCCATAGCCGTCGAGCTTGGCCTGCCACGCCTTCTGTGCCTCCTCGGCCTGGCGCTTGGCCTCGAAGTCGGCCTTGTCAGCCTGCTCCTTGTTGCGATACCAGGACTCCAGCGCCGTCTCGTAGCGGTCGGTGTCGTAGTCGTGGTCTTCGAGCCTGGGTTTCGGCCCGACCACAGGCTTTGGCGCGGCCGGTGCGGCCTGTTCACGGGCCTCGTACTCACGCACCTTCTTCTGCAGTTCCCGGTGCTGCTTGCGCAGTTCGCGCACCCATTCAGGCGCACGCTCGGTTTCGTCAGGCGGGGGTGCCTCGTCTCCGATGCTGACCGTCACCTCGTCGGCCGGCTCCTCGTCTGGTGCGGCCTCGGCTTCAGGCGCGGGGTCGGCTTGGGGCTCGTCTTGCTGCTCGTCCGCACCGGTATCGGTCGCGTCTTGAACGTCATCGCCATCGTGGACTTCGGTGGTTCCATCGGGCTGCGTTACTTCGATCTTGATTCCCATGTGTCTACCTTCTCTCGCGCATTACCGGCTGCGCGGATGCCGTTGCCGGAACTCCCGGCTCATCACATCTGAATGCCAAGCACTCCCAGAATCAACTTGGCCTGATATTGATGCAGCGCCATCATGGCGTTTACCATTTCCTCATCTTCTCGCAGTATCTCGCTGAGCTCAGCGGCTGCGGCCTCAAGGTCACGGTTGCGCTCAGCGGTAAGTGCGCGTGATTGTTGCGCCGCCTCAAGCTTGGCCAGCTCGCGGCGTAGGCTTTGAACCTGGTCCAGATCGCCCGTGTAGTCGGCCAACTTGCGTGCAATGCGCCTGGCTTGCCGCTGCTCGGAGTCCTTGAGGGTCTGAGCGATGTCATTGAGACGCTGCCGCTGATCAAAATCAATCAGGCTCTGTTCGAGTTGCGCCCTCTCGTTGGCCCATCCTCGTCTGCGGTCACGGTTGCGGTTGCGGTCACGGTTGTGCACCACGGCCTGGGCGTTGCTTGAACCGCCTCCACCGCCGCCGATTGGTGGATCAACCGGGTCTGCTTCTCCAACAATGATCGACTGTGGACCGATCAACTCACCAAATGTGTCATGCGTGACAGCGGCAGCTTGGCGCGAGGCGCTGCCAACAACAGCCGCCTGTTGCCCCGCTAGAACACCCGACGTTGCAAAGGCCCGTGTGCGGGCTGCACTGCCCGTCAGCGTGGTGCCCTGACCTGCGAGCGTGCCCGAAGTGGCATGCGGGACGTTGTGCCGTGCTGTGCCGGCCAGTGCCGAGCCTTGGCCCGACAGAAGACCACTGGTGGGGTGCGCGCGGAATCGCGTGGCCGCCCCGGCCAGCGACGTGCCCTGACCGGTCAACGTGCCGGTGGT